AACTTGGACATTCTCTTCCTCACCGAGCGCGGCACCGATGGGCCGGTGCAGTTCCTGCGAAAGAATCCCAAAGCGCTGAACGGGTGGGACGTGGAAGGTGTGGAGGACGAGTTCACGATCCAGCGCCTCGGGAAGCTGGCGCGCGATCAACATGCCGAAGAGGAAGGCGACGAGGCTGAACCGTGAGCGCCGAACCCTACCGCTATTTCTATTGCTGGCTCTGCGCGCGGCGGCGTCGATTCCGATTCGAGTATGACTCCGACGGCGGCAACTGGCACGGCTCCTGTGGGCACGCGCTGTGGTCGGAACGTCAACATCGCGCGCAGCAAAAAGCGGAGGCGGTCGCGTGATCTTCCGCGGCGTGATCACCGAGGACGGCAAGTACTTCCTCCCGGACTCGAAGCGCGAGTGGGAGGCGTTAAAGCAGAGCCTCGCCGGCTACGAAGTGGACGTGGAGCTTCGCAAGCACCGCAGCAAGCGGAGCCTCGATCAGAATGCGTTCTTCCATGCGGCCATCGCGCCGCTCGCCGAACACCTCGGCTACACCACCGAGGAATTGAAACTTGACCTCCTCGGCACCAAGTACGGCTGGCACGAACTGAAATCCGGCACCAAGGTGCCGCTCCGGCTGCACACGTCGGATCTAAACACGAAGGACTTCGCAGAGTTGATGGATCACACGATCCAGATTGCGGCCGAGGAAGGGATCTTGATTCTCGATCCGTCGCAGTGGAAAGCGCAGAAGAAGAGGTCCGCGAAGACCGCGGCTAAGGTGGCGGCGTGAGCAAACCCGTTTCGTCTATCGGTTCGCCGTTCGTCTTCCCGAAGTCGGAGGCGTCCTGGCGAACGGAGTTCTTCCAGAAACACGCCAGCGCGGCGCTTGAGCGCTGGATGGAGCACGTCCGCTCCGAATTTATTACTGAGCTCTATCGCGGCATCAGTAAGACCGAAAGCCCTTTGGAGGCGGCCTTCGTGGCTACCTTTATGGCGCTTGAAGACTGTGAGCCGCACTTGATCGCGTTGCGGGCGCAACACGCCGTTGAAGTCGAAGGCCGTGGTTATCGTCTCGATTTCGTGTTTGAGCCGCATCAATACGGATCGTTTGAATCACTCATTGGGCCACAGTGTCCAAAGATCGCCCTGGAACTTGACGGCCACGACTTCCACGAGAAAACCAAAGAGCAAGTAACTGAGCGCAACCGTCGCGATCGCGATCTGCAAGCGGACGGATGGACCGTGCTGCACGTTTCCGGCAGCGAGTTTAATGCCGATCCTGAGAAGGTGACGCGAGAAGTGTATCAGCGCGTGTGGAGCCTGTTATGGGCGGCGTACGACGCGCACAGGAAGACCGCCTGAAAGGGCAGTAGCGCGACGAATGACGGGTTGAACCGTCTGAACGTCGCGCCGGGTTACACGTCATGCGGGCCGGGTGATTGCCGGTAGGTGGGCGCAGCCAATCTGTTGCGTAAGTAGTGACGTTGAGCTCGTGAACGTAGCGACCGACCGAAGACGACCGACCGACGGCAGACCGACAACGGCCAGCGACGTTTTTCGCTGGGCGGGCAAGGGATCAGGCAACGAGAGGCACCAGGCGCTCTGTGACCTGCCGGAGGGAGGGAGGCGGAGGGAAGGGAGCGGGAGAGGTACGTACAGAAAATAGCGGGAGGTGTGCGCGATGGCCGATCGGGCGGACTTACGAGAAGAATATGTGGCGTTCGACACGTTCTGGGCGGCCTATCCGCGGCACATTGCGAAGATTGCAGCGAGTCGGGCGTTCACGAAGGCGATCAAGAAAACAACACTGCCGGTGATGCTGGCGGCGTTGGCGTGGCAGTCCCAAACGAAGCAATGGCAGCAAGGGATCATTCCGAACGCGTCAACCTGGCTGCATCAGGAACGGTGGGAAGACGAAGGGCCGGCTGTGCTCGCGGCCCTCGCCCCCCCGGCCCCCGTAGTGGAACTGGCGAAGAGTATCGCCCGCGCGAATGCGGAAGAAGCGGAGCGCGGACGCGAGGAGATCGCACGGTGGAAGGATCGCCTGATCGCGCGCGGCATGAGTGCGGCAGACGCGGAATTTCATGCGGGTCGCGATTGGCTGCACGCGCAGCGGACCCGGACCCGCTGATGACGCCGCTCTCCCAGGCGCTCGGGCGACGACGGAAGATGAGGAAGAAGATGATGCGCGCCCAACCAGCCTCAACGGGTCGTGTCGCTGACCAGGCCGCGACGACATGACACCGTATTACGAGCACGCGATGAGGCGCGCTACGCTCCAGGCACGCAGCGACGTGTGGCAGCCGATAGAGACGGCGCCAAAGGATCAGGCGGTCGTGTTGTGGGTGCCGAGACGATACCCCCACGTCGTGATCGGGGAACACTGGGCTCACTCGGACGAGCTGACGTGGGGATGGTGGACGCAATCAAGTCGAGTGGAGCCCACCCATTGGATGCCACTCCCGCTCCCGCCTACATCATGACACCGTACTACGAGCAGGACGGGAAAATGAACACAGGACAGTTTCAACCCGGCGTCAAGCAAGGGCCGCGCTCTCAGGAACACCGAAAGGCGCTTTCTGAGGCGCTGAAGCGTTCATGGAAGCGCGGCCGCGGTGGTCTTGGATTCGGCAAGGGCAGCGGCGTGGTGCGGCCGTTAGGGGCAACCTACATCGACCTTCAGGGATACGTGATGGTCAAAGTGAAGACCGAAGGGCGGATGTATCGGCAAGAGCACATCGTAGTGATGGAGCGGGAAATAGGCCGTTCGCTTGCCGCTGGCGAAGTCGTGCATCACATCGACGGCAACAGGCAAAACAACGAGCCGTTGAACCTGTTCCTTTGCCGTGACCGTTCACACCATAACCGCGTTCACAACTCGCAGGATGCCGCGCTCAGGCGATTGCTACTCGCTGGCGTCGTGGTCTTCAAGGAGGGAGCGTATGAAGCCCTACTTTGAGGACGCCGGGATCGTGATCTACCACGGCAACTGCCTTGAGGTGCTGGACTCATACGCCGATGCGCGGGTGAACCGGCAAGCGTTTGATCTGCTACTCACCGATCCGCCGTACGGGATCAAAGAGGCTGCGGGAAAGAACGCCTCTCGGAGTAAGCCATTCGGCGGCAAGGCCAACGGACTCACGAATAATGGGCGAGTCGTCGAGGCCGTCGATTACGGACAGCAGGAGTGGGACGACGCCACCGCCGATGAAGCTCTGGCCTTTTCGCGCAACCTCTGCCGCCATCAGATCATCTTCGGCGGCAATTTCTACCACTTGCCCCCGTCGTCCTGTTGGCTCGTGTGGGACAAGGACAACACCGGAGACTTCGCGGATTGCGAGCTGGCGTGGACGAACCTGAAAAAGGCCGTCCGTAAGCTGACGTACCGCTGGAACGGCATGCTCCAGCAACCAGGCCGCCCGAAAGAGAAGCGCGTCCACCCGACCCAGAAGCCGGAGCCGGTGATGGTCTGGGCGCTGGGCCACGCGCCTCAGGACGCGCGAACGGTGCTCGATCCGTTCATGGGGTCGGGGACGACGCTGGTGGCCGCAAAACGCCTCGGAAAGGCCGCCGTGGGCATCGACATCAACGAGCGGTATTGCGAATTGGCCGCCGAGCGGTTACGGCAGGGCGCGTTGTCGCTGGAGTTCTCCGCATGACGCAACCCATCCTGCTCTGCGTTCACGGCGTCCCGCTCTCGCGTACGTGTTTGTGCTGTGGCGAGCCATCACCGGCATGGCTGGCGCTCGTGGCGGCTGGCATCTATGACGCGGAAGGCTACCGCCCGTCTGAGCGGAAAGCCGCGGAACGGCGGAAGGCTCAGCGATGACGCAATTTCCGCTGGACTTCGATCCCTCCTCGCTGGTGATCGCCCCCTCCCGGTATCCGCAGAGCCGGGAAACGAGTGCGTTGGCAGCGGTGGCGAACCATCCTAAGCGTTCCGGGCAGAACGCCCGCGTGCTCGAGGTGATCACGGCGGCTGGTGAGGCTGGGCTCTCAGACCCCGAAATAGCCCGTGTGACAGGACTTCAGCGGCAGACCATCTGCGTGCGCAGGCATGATCTGCGCTCGCTACTGGAGCCTGCTACGAGACGGTACAAGCATTTTGGTCGCTGGTGTCAGTGCTGGAAGGTGAAGACATGAACTGGGCGATTGAGCGTGACGCCGCTGGCCTCCCGTGCCGGATGCTGTGGCAGGGGGAACCGCGCGTCCGGCGCGAGGGCGACATCAGCCGCGTCACGGACTACTTGCGCGGTGTGCTGAGGGATTTTGATACCAGCACGATTGTGGCGTTCGTCCATGAGGGCGTGCCCGCATCAAAGACTCGGGCTCGGTGGAGTCGGAGGAATCAGCGGTTTTACACCCCAAGTGATTCGGCGGCGGCTCAAGACGCGCTGTCGTGGCAGTTTCGTCAGGCCATCAGGGGAGAGCCGTGGAAGGGCAACATTGCCATCGCCGTCGTGTTTTTCCGGCCGAACCATCAGCGCATCGACGCCGATAACCTGATGAAGTTGGTTCTGGACGCCGGCACAAAGGCTGGTGTGTGGCGTGATGACTGCCAGGTCACACACCAAGTCTCCGTGATCGAAAAGGATGCGGTGCGGCCGCGCACGGTGATCGCAATGTCCCCTGTCGAGAGTTCGCTCGACCGGAATCTCACGGTTGAGTCGATGTGCGAGCGGTGCGGCAAGCCATTCCAGCGAATCCGCACGATTAAGGCCAAGTATTGCTCGAAGGCTTGCCGTATCACGCCAAGAGGGATGGCGTGCTGCCCGAAGTGCGACACGGTGTTCGATCGCAAAAAAGCCGGTCAGCGGTATTGCTCCGATGCGTGCCGCCTGTCCGGTGTGGGTAAGCGGAAGTCAGCAGCCCAACAGCGCCCGCCCGCGGTGTGTACGAAGTGCGGCGAGCGTGTCTCAAGGCGCGAATACCTGTTCTGCTACAAATGCCGCAGGAAGGGCCGCAAGCCCGGAAGCAAGAGCAAGCCCAAGATCGCCCCGGAGCCCGCCATATGACCTCTATGAAGGCGTACGGGCCATGGGAACGCGTGACCGTGACGATTGGACAGGTGGCCTAAGGTGAAACTGCTGGGCCTGCTCGTCCTCCTCCTCCTGGCGTCGGGCTGTCTGATCCTGATCTTGGTGGCGGGTGTGCTGGTCTATCGCGTGGAACAGAAGAGGACAGAATGATGAATAAGGCGTATGCGCGCTTCGGCCAGCCTCAGCTTCGCGCCGGTAGGCTGACCCACGCGACGGACACCGAGGCATTATGAACGAGCAGAGATTTACACCGGGACCATGGCGGTACGAAATCAAGGATGGTGTCCGCTACATCCGCGCCCCCGAGCACGAGTCTCGGCCTCATTATGGGGCGCTGTTCTGTGATGAGACGTACTACCCGTGGTGTTCGAGTAATGAGGCGGACTGGCCGTTGGTCGCGGCGGCGCCGACGATGGCTGATTACATCCGTAAGCGTGCCGACGCCGGGGATACTGAAGCGGCCGACATTTGGAGGGCGATCTGTGGGAACACCTAAGGGAACGAAGCCATGGAACGCTGGCACCTCGAAGGGATGGACCGACCCTCGGGGATACCGGCAAGTCAAGGTTGGTGGTCGCAATCTCAGGGAGCACCGCGTCTTAATGGAGCAGCACTTGGGGCGGACCCTTGAGCCGTGGGAAGTCGTCCATCACAAGAACGGGATCAAGGACGACAACCGAATCGAAAACCTCGAACTCACGAAGTTTGACGACCACGCGGTGATGCATAACTCCGGTAAGGTCAGGTCGGAAGACGCCAAGCGCCGCCTCGCGCTGTTCCGGCAGTTGCACGCGGAAATCTTGGAACTCCGCAAACAGAAGTCTGACCTCTACGCGGCACTGGAAGCGCTTGTGGCCCATAGTGGCTACACCCACATGGACGAGGACGATCTGCGACTGGAACAGGCACAGGGGAACGCTTTCGCGCCCATTCTACTCAACGCGCATGCGGCTCTCACGAAGGCCCGTGGTGGAGATCCCCGATGACGACACGACGGAAGCCGAACACGATGACGGATCACCCGAAGACCCGTCTGGGTCGGATGTTACGGCTCTACCGGGCGCACGCGGAACTCACGCTGCGGGATCTGGCGCCGATGATCGGCATCAGCCCGGCCACGTTGATGCGCGTGGAGGCCGGATTCGACATGGACGCTGAAACGCTGTTGAAACTGATCACGTGGATGCGTGGGAAGGCTCCACGATGACGTGGGCTCGTCTCTTCTCGCCGTGCTGGCTGGGGCACGAGGCGCCGATCAAGGTGCTCAGGGGGAAGGTGCTGTCGTTTGAATGCTCGCGGTGCTGTGCAGATCTCGGCCCGGTACTTCCAGGTCAACGCTACCGACCTCGGAAGGTGAAGAAGGCGAAGGCCACACGCTTTACCCCGCGGGTCTTGCCGATGGAGCGGCGGCGATCATGAGGAAAGAAACCCGTACTCTTCTCCACTTGGAGCCGCAATGATCCCCCAGCCAGACGACCAGACGATCCGAACGCTGAAGGACTACTACCAGCACGACAAGAACTGCCGGTCACACAGTTGGAATTACGTAGACGGCAGACAGCCTTGCACCTGTGGCCTTGAAGCCGCCTTACGTGCCTCCTCCGTCGCGCCAGACGACCAGACGATCCTGATTGATCTCAGTAAATGGATCACCTGCCGGTTCGGGCTCAGCGAGATGTCGAAGATGCAACAGACGGGCGAAGCGGAACAGATTTACGCGGAGATTCTTCGAAGAATCGCCGGTGTTGCCGCCGTACGTGCCTCCCCCGTCGTCCTCTACGCGCAGATATTGGAGGATGCGGCGTGTGGTGACGATCCGTCTGACCATCAGACGTGGGTCAACGCCCTGTTGGCCGGGGCTGCTGCCCTCCGTCAACAAGACACGCTGACCACCTTTGTGGCGGCCCACGATCCAGACGTGTGGGAGCCGGCGCGTGCGGCCCCCTCCGCGCTGCGTGTCGAGCCGGCGACGGCGGTCGCGCAGTTACAGGCCGAGGTGCGAGACGCGAAAGCCTTTGTGGAGGCGGGCTGCCCAGCATCCGAGCGTGTGAGTGAGCCTGACCAGGCCGCGCCGAGCGCCATCCAGGTCGAGGAGGGCCCGATCGCGCAGGAGTCGATAGAGGCGCACCGGAAGGCGTTGATCATGGCAATCAACCGGCACGCTCAGGCCCGCATTGACCAAGAAGCAGACGCCTACATCAACCTGCTTGAATTGGAAGTGCATCAAGCGATTACCGCCTTGATCGCCGCCGTCTCCGCCGCCGCCCTGCGACAGACGGACGACAATAACGCTCCCCAGGAGACTCGTCGATGACGCCGACTGAGCGCCGGCAGGCCATCCTGACCATCATTGCGGCCAAGCTCGAGGACGCCCGCGCCGGCCAACGACTCGCCCAGCGCGAGATTGCCCGCCGCGGCCATCTCTCCCCCCGCACGGTCTGGGCGCTGTTCAACCACACGGATCATTACGTCTCCACGTTGAACGAAGTGGCGGAGGCGATGGACTGCGACCTAGTGATTGAGATTCGGAAGCGCAACATCTTACCGTAGCCAGACAAAGATAAGTAGCGCATTCTAGACGTAGTCTTCAGCATGCCGACCCGCCGCGCCTTCCTCGCGTGTGTGCCCGCGGCCCTTGTGGCGGCGACAGCGAAGGTCTCACTTGCGCCTCAGATCACCGCCCGCGCACCTACCCCACCTGTTGGTCTGCCTATTATGGCGGAGGAGTGGGCGGTCACCACGCATAGCGGCCCAGAGCCCCCGGACGGGTACCTCGTCGTCTACGACCAGCACCGCCGCTACTGGATGTCTTCACGTGGAGACGCCCGCTAATGCGTCCCCGTCCTGAACCCCAAAGCCCCACAGACCTTCGGCACTGGGCCAACCTCTTCACCCGCGCCAGACTCCGTAAAGGCTGGAGCTACCAACGCCTCGCCTGTGAAGCCGGCATCAGCCTCGCCTCCGTCGAGCGCGCCTGCTCCACCGGCCGCTCCTCCACCGACTCCGCGCTCAAACTCGCCTCCGCCCTCGGCCTCATGCTCGTCCTCCCACCCACCCCCGTCCTCTCCGGACACCAGGCCCAACGTGGCTGACACCCTCACAGACCTCTACGCCATCGCCAAGGCCCAGCAGGAACTCCTGACGAGGGCCATGGCCCAATTCGCCGCCGTAGAACAGCAGCGCGACGACGCCATCGCCGTCGCCGAAAGCCTCGCAGACCTCGCCCGATCCAACGCTGAGGCCGCAGAGCGCCACTTTCAGACACGCTGACCATGGACGCCCTCCAACACACGCCTGATCTGGCACAACCACCAGCGCAGCCAAGTAATGATCTGACAGAGGCCGTGACGCTGCGAGACCTCATTCGCGACGGACTCACCGTCGAAGCGGCCGGCCGGCAGCTGAAAATGAGTCGTTCGACGGTGTTTCGGCGCTTGCAGCTCATCGAGGAAGACATTGATCGCGGCGTGCTTAACCTATTGACAGCTAAGGCGTTAGACCGCGTCGATGACTGGGAGAAAGCGAGCCAGCAGGCCGCCGGCAAGGGTGATCACCGGCCCGCGAAAGACTGGCTCTTGCACGCCAAAGCCATCGATCCCGTCAACGATGGCAGCCAGGGCCGGATGCAGGTGGCGATTATGATTGGCACCCCGGAGCAGCCCATCCGCCTGAGCCCGCCGCAACAAGTCCTTGAGCCTGAGTAGGTTAGGGTAGGCTGCACACTCTGGCGGTGTAAGGCAACAATATATGCATTATCAGACGCTGCGTATAATGGGCGCAATTACGCAGGGTTTCGCTTTCGTTGTGCGGATTCTGGGGGCGAAACGCGAAGGGAAAGCGGGCGTGATCACCCCCTACCCACCCTCCCCCCCCCCCGCCCGGTCGGCGCGCAGAGCCAGAGTAGGTTCCGCGGCCATGCCTCGGCCTGTCCAGCCACAGGATTTTTACCCTGAAATGGGTGCTGCAAGCGTGTAGGCGTATAGGGGTAGAGTCGTGGTATTTTGTAGCCCTATAGGGGGATTTAGGGCTATGAAGACGATTCAGATTTCGGACGAGTTGTGGAAGCGGTTACGGATTGAGGCGGCGGTCAAGGGCGTGACGATGCGGGAGGTGGTGGAGGGGATGGGGCGTACGTGGGTGAGCCGTCGGCCGGACGTGGTGGATGAAGTGTTAATGGAGGCATCCGCGAGGGTGCAGGCGTTGGGTCGGGAGTTGAAGGTGGAATACGAGGAGGGGTGATGGCGAAGAAGCGCAGCGACGAGGACGAGCAGGTGATTCGGGACGAGGCGTCGGCGCAAGAGGCGTATGCGGGGACGGCGCAGGGGCAGCGGGAGGCGACGATGGATGAGCGGGTGGCGGCGGCCATCGGGCAGCATCCAGAGCCTGTCGAGACGCCGGAGCCGACGGCGGCCGCGCAGTTTCTCGTGGAGGCCCGGGAGGCGCAGGCGGTGTTTGCGAAGGGGGATCCGATTTCGCCGGATGTGCTGAAGGGGCTGGTCTCTCGGGCGGTGGGGCTGGTGGCGGCGTCTGAGGAGACGGCGACGAAGGCGTAGCCCCTCTCTCTCTCTATAGAGTGTGCGCGCATGACCTCTGAGCAGCTCGCGGCGGCCACGCAGGCGTCCCACGTCGTCTGCTGCCTCTGCGGGGGGCATCGGCTGAAGCGGATCAAGACGGACGGCGCCTGGACGCCGTGGATGTGCTTCAACCATGCCTGCTGGCAGCGGCTGATGTCGTGGGCGGTGACGCAGACGAGTGCGGGGAAGACGCCGACGCTGAAGAAGTGGCTGTTTTGTCCGGTGCCGAAGCAGGTGGTGTTTCTGGAGCGGGCGCGGGCCTTGCGGAAGGCGTGGGCGGTGGCGCACGCGGGGCTGGAGAGCGAGCACGAGTTACCGGCCACGCGGATTCTGTATGGGGGGGCGGCGGGGGCGTCGAAGTCGTATGGGCTGCGGTGGTCGCTCTACCGGGACTGCCTGCTGCATCGGGACATGAACTGTCTGTTGCTGCGGCGCACGTTCAAGCAGTTGAAGGACACGCACCTGCGGCAGATGGAGCGCGAGCAGCACCAGATCGGCGCGAACTACCTCTCGGGTGATCGCGAGATGAAGTTTCCGCAGACGGGATCGCTGATTGTCGCGGGGCATTGTGAGAGCGATGTCGATGTCGAGCAGTATTTGTCCACCGACTACGATCGCATTGTCTTTGACGAGCAGGTCACCTTCAATGTCGAGCCGGCGCTGGAGATTATGTCGCGCGCGCGGACGCCGATGAGCAAGGAATCCATTTGGGCGGACGGCGGCGCGCAGGTGTGGGGCGGGACCAATCCCGGCGGGCGCGGCGCGCTGTGGGTGAAGCAGTTTTATATCGACAAGGAAGTGGATGCGGACAAGTATCCGAACTACCTGCCCGAGCTGTACGACTTCGTGCCGGCGTCACTCGCCGACAACCCGTATCTCGACCAAGGCTATCGGACCTCGCTGATGCAGTTGAGCCTGACGCGGCGGCGGCAGTTGCTCGACGGAGATTGGGCGGCCTTCGAGGGGGCCTACTTTGACTTCATGGCGACGAAGCATGACGCCCCCTGGCACGTCGCCGACATGGGGATCGCCGCATGAGAGCGCGGGATCTCCGCGTCGCGCTCGGATTGGATTGGGGCAACGCGAGCTTTGGCTGCGTGCTCTGGGGCGCGGCCTTGCCCGACGGCGACGTGAGCATCTTTGACGAGCTGAAATTTCGCCGCACGAGCGCGAAAGATGTCGCCGACGCCGTGAAGGCGAAGTGTGCCGACTGGAAACTGCTGCGCGTCCCCGTCGCCTACTGCGATCCGTCGCTCCTGCCCGCCAAGAAAGGCGAACTCGGCGAATGGATCGGTCTCACGCTGCAGCGCCACGGGATGCCGGTCGTGCGCGTGTCGAATGATCGCGTCAACGGCTGGCAGCGCGTCCACGAAGCGCTCGGGGTCTCGCCGAAGGGCACGCCGTGGCTCACCGTGCATCCGCGCTGCCGCTATCTCATTCGCACGCTGCCGCTCATGATCCAGGCCAAGGACAACCCCGAAGACGTGGACACCGACAGCGACGATCACGCCGCTGATGCGCTGCGCTATCTCTTAATGGGTGGCCTGCGTCCGTCCGCGCCTCGGAAGTCCACCGCGCCCGTCGTCCCCTATTCAATGGCGTGGTTCCGTCAACGCTTTGCCTCTGAGCCCGCTGGAGTGCTCGCCCCATGATGCCCCCTGGATCACAACCGCCGCCGGGTGCCCCGGCACCACCGCCGCCGCCGCCTCCGGTCGCGCCCGCCACCCCGCCCGCGGCGCCGCAAATGCTGCCGCTGTCACCGGAGGATCTGACGTTCTGGCGCGCGGAAATCACGCGCAGCCGCAAGCAGCGCACCGACGTGATCAGCCAGTGGGACGTGCTCGGCAACTTGGAGCGCTACACGCCCAAGACCGTGATGGACGGCCAGAAGGTGGACGGCAAAGTCAACATCGCGAAAGATTTCTCCGATGTCGAACGCAAGAACGCCGCGCTGTTCTTCAACACGCCGACCATTGCGCTCGTCCCTGACCCCGGCACCAATCAGCAGGCGCTGCTCCTCCATCAGGAAGTGATCAACGGGCTGCTGTCCTCGAAACGCATGGACGTGATGGCGACGGTCAGACCGACGATCCAGAATTGCCTCGTCGCGATTCAGCCGGTGATGACCGAAATCAGCTACCGCGCCGTGTCCGTGAATGTCGATCAACAGCAGCCCGTGATCGATCCGATGACCCAGCAACCGCAGATCGATCCGATGACCAACCAGCCCGCGCTGCAGATCCAGAGCGTGCCCGTGATCGTGTGGGAGCAATTCAGTTGGCAGACGCTCAGCCCGCGCGCGGGCCTGATTCCCGTCACCCAGCGCGATTCCAAATACGACCAGGGCGCATGGATCGGCTACGACTTCCAGAAACCGACCTCCCAGATCCGCACCGAACACCAGTTGCCCGAGGACTGGACTGGCGCGGCCCTGACTGACAAACCCTATTTCGAGCCGCTCGGTGAACAGACCGACGACCACGAACCAATGGCCGGCGGCGCGCGGATCTGGTACCGCGCCAGCTTCCGCGATCCCACCGTCTCGCACCCCGAACTGATCCGCGAATTGGTGCTCGCGGAAGGCCAGGACGAGCCCCTGGTGCACCGGGATTGCCCCTGCCAGGCCATTGGCCCCGATGGGCGGCTCACGCCCGACTCGATGATCGGCTACCCGCTCCATCCCCTGGCCCTGCGCGATCTCACGGACTCGGCGTACTGCGCCGCCGACTGCACACTCACCGGCCCGCTCACGCGCGAGCTCAACACCTTCCGCACCGACATTATTCTCCGGCGCGACGGCTCCAAGCTCCACATGCTGATGGATACCTCCCGCGTCAATCCCGAAGTCCGGGACAAGATCGAAGCCGGCGGCCGGCTCCCGAAGATGATCCCCGTCGAAGCCGGCGCGCTCGATGCCGGGGCCGATAAGATCATGGTGCAAGTCCCGACGATCACCCTCGGCCGCGAAAGCTATACCGGCCAGGACATCATCGAACGCGACCGCGCGCAGATCCTCGGCATGGACGCCAATCAGGTCGGCGCGGGCGGCTCGTCCAAGACGGCGACGGAAGTCTCGACCGTGCAGCGCAACGCCGACGCCCGTTTCGAGCAGGAACACACCCGCGCGCAGGAATGGTTCCTGCGAGGCGTGCAGAAAGTCTCCGCGCTGGTCCTCCGCTACGGC